TGGTGATTACAGTAAGTACGATGTGCGGATGCCTGCTCAAGTCACTATCGCAGCTTTTGATATCTTGATTGACATCGCTGAGAAATGTGACGGATACACTACTGAGGACATCCATTTGATGAAGATGGTTGTTCATGAAGTTGTATATCCGGTAATGGCTTACAATGGTGATTTGATTCAATTGTTTGGAACTAACCCGTCGGGTCAGAACCTCACAGTCATTATCAATTCCTTGGTTAATTCTCTATTGTTGAGGAGTTGTTTCTTTACGATTTATCCTGAAAAGGATTTCAAAGAGAACTGCTCTTTCTTGACATATGGAGATGATGTCATTGGAACTGTGTCAGCTCAGTGCGGAAAGTTTACTCACATTACGTATGCTGAGTGGCTTGCCGAGCATGACATGAAGTTCACCATGCCAGATAAGGAGTCAGCACCAATGCATTATATGACGGAAAATGATGTTGATTTCTTGAAACGCAGGTGTGTGTTTAATGAAGATTTGGGACAAAAAGTTGGATTACTTTCTGAGGATTCTATCTTTAAACGTCTTCATGCACATTTGCTTTCGAAAGAACTTACTCTATCCATGCATTCTGCCCAGAACATCGAAAGTTCATTACATGATTGGTTTTACTATGGTCGTGATGTTTTTGAAGATCGTAGGAGTAAGCTCCGTCTTGTGGCACAGAAGTGTGAAATCGAACATCTGTGTCCTGCTCTTGAAGTTTCTTATGATAAGCGCGTCAATCATTGGCGTCATAAATATCTTGGAGAAGAACTTGAAGAGGAAGAAGAAATCGTAGGTCTGGAATAGGCACCTTAAGCCTGTTCGCCCAGTTAACGGTCTGGGTATTACGGTAAAGCAAAACCGTGTGTGTATATATGGATACCGAATTTTGCATAATATTTGTGTACTTTTGTGTGTAGAATTTAGGCTTTGTACATATTGGTGCTCCACCCTTGGAGTCCCCCTATTTAGGGGAGGGACTGGCCATCCCAATGTAAACTACACCACTCCTTGCACTGAGCAATGCTTGGAGATTGTAAATATCGCTTACTAAAAATGTAAATAATGTATATAAACCGGGTACTATTATGTATCCAACAATTTTTGAAATTTTGGCTGACTTAAGAAAGTATAAGATTAATCCTAATCGTTTTGATAAGCTGTGGAGTCGTCACAGATGGGAGTTAGGTAAACATGTGTCGTTTTTCGACGGCATAGAAATTCCACCCAAATGCCATGATGAAGCAGTATTACAGATTGTTGGTGAAGCTTTAACTGTTTTGAATTGTCAGAGTGGTACTGAGATGAATGTTACTTATGCCGCACCACAAATAAAGACGGCTAACTTGCAGTTTGTGGATGAAAATTCCGCCAACATGTATGATCTCAAATCTGCTGAAGATGCTACACGTTTGAATGAAGATACTTCTGATGTAGAATTAGGAGATTTCTTCAAACGGCCTGTTAAAATCGCAGAATATGAGTGGGGAACTGGATTGTCATTGTCACAAACCTTTAATCCCTGGGCTCTTTTCTTTGATAACAAACGTGTGATAAACAGGATATCGAATTTTAACCTTTTGCGTTCGAAGTTGCATTTGCGTGTGACTTTGAATGGAAATGGTTTCCAATATGGGCGTGCGATTTTGGCTTATAATCCTTTAGATAGCAAGGACGATTTTAGTCCCACTGCTGTCTTAGATGAGGATGTTGTGCAACTGTCGCAGTTACCACATTTATATTTGAATCCTACGTCTTCTCAGGGAGGCGACATGATGTTGCCTTTCTTTTATCACTTGAATAGTGTTAGACAACCTTCTTCGTTATATTCGGAGCTTGGTGAATGTTATTTGAAATCAATTAACGCTTTGAAGCATGCCAACGGAGCGTCTGATAAAGTTACAATCACCATTTTCGCATGGGCTGAAGACATTACTCTGGCTGTTCCAACTTCTGAAGATAATTCTTTGTTGATTCCGCAGTCCGGAGAAATTGATGAAGCCAACGAAAAGGGTGTCATTTCTGGACCCGCTACAGCGGTAGCTAATGCGGCCAGTGCGTTAAGCAAGGTTCCTGTCATAGGGAATTACGCCAAGGCCACTGAAATGCCGTTGCGACTTATTGCGGGTGCAGCGAAATCACTAGGTTATTGCAGGCCGGCAGTAACCAAAAATCCTGAGCCATTCAGAAACACTGCTATATCTTCTTTGGCAGTAACCAATACTCCCGATACAGCAATGAAAGTTACTGTTGATGAAAAACAAGAGTTAACACTTGATCCAGATATTTCTGGTTTGAGTGAAGACGATTCTTTAAACATCAAAAGTATTGCTGGTAGAGAGAGTTATTTGACTACTTTTGATTGGGCGGTCGGTACAGCACCGGACACTTTGTTGTGGAATGCTCGAGTTGATCCAGTGACTTGGTCTCAGGTTGGTACGCCTACTTCGTACCATTTTCCGGCATGTGCTATGGCAGCCTTACCTTTTAAGTATTGGTCAGGAACAATGAAATTTCGGTTTCAGATTGTTGCTTCAAATTACCACAAAGGTCGGCTACGTATTGCATATGATCCGAATTTCTTTGATGCTGTGCCTGAATACAATGTTAATTACATGCACATTGTAGATATAGCAGAAAAGAATGATTTTACCATTTCGATTACAAATGGACAAAACGTTACACTTATTGATCATCATTTGCCTGGTGCTGATTCAGCGACGCAGCTATACAGTTCAACTAGGTATACAAACAAAGAAGAAGGAAATGGAGTTTTGCAAATTTCTGTATTGAATGAGCTTACAGTTCCTAATTCTGTCGTGAATAATGATATTCAAGTAAATGTTTTTGTTTCCATGGGAGACGATTTCGAGGTATTTGTCCCTGACGATCACTTTCAGTATTTTGTACTGAGACCTCAAAGTGGTACTTTGTCAGAGGACGAGTGTGTTCGGAGTAGTATCTTTGATAATTCCCATCTTGGAGATTGTGATACTTGTGTTCACGTCTCTAATTGCATCCATGACTATTTATCGTACTTATGTTCTACACCGAGACGTGACAGTATTGTCGTCCTCGATACGCAGAGCGGAGAACATGCAGTAGATAAGGCACCATTGGACAGTGAACCTGTTCATGAAGAAGTTTCTCCTTTGAACGGAGAACAGGGAATTTCGGATAAGACAAATCTTGTGTTTACAGGTGAATCGATAAAGAGTTTAAGAACTATGCTCAAACGATATAATTTACACACTGGTTTTAGTCCTTTGGATACTTTCCACAATGTCATATCCATGTCTCAAAATTCTTACCCTTATTTAAGAGGAAATGTGACTGGTGCAGTACATACTGCATCTGGACCAGTATCTTATAATTTTTGTAATACAGTTTTGTTGCATTGGGTAACAATGGCATTTGCTGGATGGCGTGGAGGGATCAGATGGAAGTTCCTACCTCGTGGAGGTTGGGAACATCTAACCACCATGATTGAAAGAGGTGGCATTAGACAAGGATCCCAATATTCTTTTTCCATTGGCAATCCTGAGTCGCCAGTTACTGAATCAGAAGCTGCGGCTGAAACTGTCGCACGGAATGGTACTTCACCTATTAATGATCGACCTTTGGCCGGCAAGAAAGGTATGGTATATGCTGTGCATACAGTTAATCCGTGTGTTGAAATTGAAATGCCATTTTATTCACCTGCCAGGTTTATTCCTGGGAGAGTTGAAGATTGGACTGGTAATATAACTCCTGATAGGTACAATGAAGTGATGGATTATCGTGCATGGGGTGATTCTTTAGAAGGTGAGGAGTCTTATGTTGACTGCTATGTGGCAGCAGCAGAAGATTTTCAGACATACTTCTTTAAAGGATTACCGCGTATGTATTATGAACCAACACCTCCTGTGCCTGTTTAGGAGTAAGGCTTTGGGGACATACACCCCTAACTAACTAAATGTAGCTTTATTAGTGTGCTAGAAGTCAAG